ACCATTTCTTGCCTAATCCAGCTTTGGATTTTTCCATTCGCATCTTTATATTGTAGCCTAAAAGAAATATATTCGTTGAAATTGCTTCTGATAGGAGCAAAAGGTCTATGCCACAAGAACTCTGGGTCTATAACTCCATCCTGATCAACTTGTTTTACTTCTACAATATACCATATTGGTCGGTCAAAAGTAGAATCTGATATCCACCCCAACGTAATAATACCGCTGTAAATGTCATGCTCGATAGTAATTTTAGGTATTGGAGGTATAGTCCCCCAATGATCATCTGCTTTAATTGTTGTGGGAAAGCAAAGTAGCAGGGCTATTAGTAACCACTTCAATAACTTTTATTCATTCTAGATTCAACGGCTTCAGTGAAAGATTTACGTTTCTTTTTAGGTTTCGTATGGGTATACCCCTTCTTTTTTAACTCAAGGTGTTTTTTATAAGTACCTGCTTTGACTCCTTTACCAGTCTTAGGGTCATACATCATGTGTGGTTTAAAATCCTTTTTCATTTTTTCTTTTTCTTTTTCTTTTTCTTTTTATATGCAGCTTTTAAGAAAGCTGCACGTTCAGCTTTAGTGTATTTAGCTCTCTGCTTACCAGCAGCAGTCGCTTTTCGTTTCCTACGAGTTCCCGCAGCATATTCAGCAGCAGACAAACTCTTAATAGCTTTTTCTGGTAAATATCTCTCCCCTGTTTCAGAAGACTTCTTGCCAGATTTAGTACGCCACTTTTGTTTAGTCCATTCCTTTAGGCTCTTTTGTGATTTCTTCAAGGCCATTACTTATAACCTCCTCCAGCTTTTTTGTATTTCACAGCTAATAATTGAGCTTTTCTTGCTGACCATTGTCCTGCACGGCCTCCTTTAGTACCTGCTTTTATCTGTTCGAAGAGTCTTTTACGTAAAGAAGGTTTTGTATAGTTACCTGCTTCGTTAACCCTTGATTTCTTTTTTCTTTTTTTCATTACCAGAGTTTTTTGCAAGCCCAATAGCGAGCTGTTGTTTTATCTTTTGCTGTATCACAGTTGTGTCTAGATCTAAAATTTTTACGTCTTTTGGGGTCTTTATGTTGTCTAAAATCTTGATAGTCTCTGTGTCCAAAACCTACTTTTTTAATTTTATCACCTTGTTTACCTAAAACAACAAACTTCTTTTTACTGCCTTTAGGAGCTACTTTTGGTTTGTTAAAACCCGAAAATAATTCACCATGATATTTAATTTTCCCTGAAGGAAGTCTTTTGAATCTAGCTTTGGACATTAGTTAAATTTTTTTCTGGTTATCTATTACAATATGTGCATATTATAAAATATGAATTACAAGAATTTATTTTATTTATTGGGTTTAGCTTTTATAGCTGTGTGTAATATATCATGTGAAACTACAGATGCAAAAGTTGGCCTTCCTGTTCCTTTTACTGACCCTGCTGTTAGAGTTGCTCTAGATGTTAAAGCTGCAGTTATACCTCCTAAGTTTTGTATAGGATTAGATATTAAAGAAGATTAACATGCCTACTTTAGGGGATACACCTACTTTAGAGAAACTAACAGGAACAAGTTTATTGTCCTCTGACAGCGATTCTGTTACTGTAATAGCTCGTGGAGATATGCTTTCTTTTTTTGATATGTCTACTAGACGAGTTAAATCAATAACGGTTCAGGATCTAGGAGAGGCTTTAGGGCTTACATTCTCATAATACATGCCATCATTAGACGGAGTTGAAGCAACCCCACAACTAACGGATCTTCAGTTCGGATACGATGATCTTATACCTATATATGATGTATCGGAGCGAAAAGCAAAAGCAACCACATTCCGTGATTTACTTGAAGCTCTAGGGTATAAAGGCACTTCAGTTATTGATGCCTTGCGAGTCTATAAGGCTAATAATTCAGCTTCTGGTGAACCCCCTATTAACGATCAGTACTTTACACAAACTGATGGTACTGACACAACGAGCACTCTAACATTTAATCCTAATTGTTGGGCTGCTCGTTTTGATTTAACAGGCACTGCTTGGCATGCACCTAATGCTAACGGTCAGGGAGCACGTAGAGCGCATTTGATTGGCCCAAGAGCTGTTGTTTTTGCAGAGCATTACTCACCGAATGGCCCGATGACTTTTACTAATGCACAAGGGCAGCGGTTTACTTATTCTTTTGCTACAGGGACGGTTAATTCAAACACTGAAAATTTACTTACTTATTCTGAAAGTTTTTTAAGTACTACCCCTTTTGCGAAATGGACTGTAGGAAGTGGAGCATCAACGACTACTCAATCAGAGGTGACTGACCCTGAAGATTATGGTCTTTATATCCCTTGGAAGTTAATTGGTGGGGACACCCATGCTTATGGTGTTGTTTATAGAGCCATTTCAGGATTGAGTACAGGAACGGTTTACAACATATCTTGTCATTTTAAAAAAGGGACAAGTGATTTAATTAGACTTGGTTTGTATGATAATAATACACCTCCTAATCTTCAATACCTAGAGATTGCTTTTGACAGTGATGGGGTTCCAAGTACATCAGACAATTCAGACAGTGTAGGGTACATCCAATACACGCCCGTAGGAACAAAAGGTTGGTATAGATGTTCTTTTGCAGTCAGTGCATTAAATGTAGACGGTACACAAACATTTGCTATATATCCAGATAGAAGTGCTTCTAGTAAGTTTGTCTATGCTTCTGGTGCTCAAGTCAGTACAGGATCATCCCTTAAACCATATCAAAAAACAGAAGCATCTGCGGTCACGAGTGGGATAACTTATCAGTCAACGCATGATATGTCTACGATTAGCGATGATGCGAAGATTGGGATACTAGACGTAGGGGCATCTAACACAAGCGTCGATACTAGTTTGCGTTTATATGAAATAGCAACTTCAGTTCAAGAAGGGGAGTTTTTATTACACACAAGATCTCGCCAAAGTTCAACTACAGATTTTCCAATTAGACAAAGAGTTCACTTTACTCAGTCTCATAACTCTTATAGCAGAACATCTACCCCAGCATTTATTTCTATGAGGCAACCACCAGCAGCAACAAGTAGTCCATTTCACGCTTATATGGATGACACTGGAAATTACGATTCTTCAGATGGTGTATTTACTGTGGATGATAATAATATACCAAAGTTATTAATGGTTAATAAGGAAATTGATTCCGTAGGCGGTAATTTTACTAAAGGCCCGTATTATGGTAACCCAAAAATTCGACGAGAGATAGATGCATTTCTCACTGCTTGGGGAACAACAAGAGGTGGGAGAGACCCTTATTAAAGTAATTTGCTTTTACCAGCACTTAATGTATTTTTATGTAAACATTACATATCATGGCATTAAGATTTAAATTCAAAGCAAGACCAGAAAGCAGAAGACCACGTTTCGGTGGTTCAGGAAGCCCTTCTAAAAGAACTAGAGGTGGTTCAATGAATCGTCTTAGAAAGAAAAAAGAAGAAGAAGAAGAAAAAGAGCCTAAACAAACTCAGAGTTTATCTAGAGGAGCTAAAGCTGCTGCTAGTATAGCTAGTAAGCTAGGGTCTGATGTTATGGGAGCTGTTGAAGATGTCAAAAAAGAAATGGCTGCTGGAATGAAAAAGGACGATAAAAAGGAAAAAGAAAAAAGAGGCAGCGGTATGGTGTTCCGTATGGGTCAAATGTACAATAAGTAATTCTCTTATTGACTTTCCATAAGAATAAATTTACTTTTACCTATCGCATTCAGATAGGTTGCTCTAGCCATTAATTAGTTCAGTCTGCATGTGATCAGAGCTGAGTCTCTTAGACATAAATCTTGTGGGTTGCTCTAGCCTTTCCCAATTAGTTCTAATTAAGCAAGGTTATACGATATTGAAACTAGATTGCTTCGCCTTCTAAAGGGGAGTGGTCTGCCTTAACTTATAATTTTATTAACTAATTTAATACAATGGGACATACATTTAACCCTGTTACCGACGGTACTGTCGCCATCGAGACTGTTCTCGCTGAAGAGGCTAACCGCATTGGTGCAGACATACATAGACAAACTATCCATACAAGTCCTTGGATGGATCTTATTAGACAAACAACATTCCCAGATCAGTCTGGTGGATTCTTAACAACTCTAGTTTACGACAGAGCCATTCCAGTATCTGCAGCAGGAGGCAGCACTGGAACACCTACTGCAGGTCAAGTCGGAGCCGACTGGACTAACGTAGCTGCCTCTGAAGGTAGCGGAACTTTAGGTACATCAACTCTCGATCAGCCATTACCAAACGGTGATACAATGGCTACTGAAGTTGGGCCTAATGTCGTTGCAGGTACATCATTTGTACATTTCGGTAAAAAGCTCAAGCAGTACCAGCTTGCAAGAGCTGCCATTGAGTCACCACGCATATCTCTAAATGACATGCGTTTTGCTGCTCACCGTGGAGAACAACTTCGTGCGATCATGGATCTTCTTACTGAAGCTACCCGCTACACTTGGGAGAACCGTTATCGTGATGAGTATGCTCGTCTCTCTGACGGATATGTTGGATGTAAGACTACTGGAACCGCTCTCGACGGGCAAGACGGAACCTTTGAAGGGGACGGCATCGATCAAGTGCTTGACCTTAGTGCTGCAGGAGTTGCTGGCATTCCTGATGCTAACATTTCAAATGCAATTCTTGATAAGTGTTACTTCAACTTGATTCGTAGAGGTGCAGGTACTAATGCTTACGGCCGTGAGAATGGCCGTCCAGTTTTTGGACTTGTCATTTCATCTGAGGCATCTTATCAGCTTCAGACTGAAGCAGGTTTCCGTGATGATGTTCGTTACAATAATGCAGCAGTAAGTGATCTTATTGCTCCATTAGGAATCGAGAAATCTTTCAGAGGTTTCTATCACTTAGTTGACGATCTTGCTCCAAGGTTCTCTTTGGCAAGTACTGATCAGTTTACACGAATAGCTCCTTACACAGTATCGAGTGGCGTATCTACTTATAACAGTGCTTACGATTCTGCTTCTTACGAGGCTGCATTTATTTTGCATCCTGACGTAATGGAGTCTCAGATTCCACAGCCGTTAAGCTCAGTTGGTAGTGGCGTTACATTCAACGCAAACGACTACAAAGGTGAGTTCAAGTGGTTGAACATCCCTGATGCTGTCATTAACCCTGACAGTGAGACTGGATTCTTCAGAGGTATCCTTGCATCTGCTTCTAAGCCGATCAAGACAGACTTCGGATTTATGATTCTATTCAAGAGGGACTCAAGCACACCTGCTGCTTAATTCTAAAGTGGGGTTCCTATAAAAGGGAACCCCACATAATATTAATTCTAACTATTAAAAATTATGCCAACTTTAGATGATACAACAACTCTACAAACTAATTCTGCTGTTGCGGGAAACGATGCCCTCCTTATATCCAACAAAGATTCTGGTGGGAGTAGTTTAATCCAACAAGTACCAGCAGCTCTTATCAGAGAAGGTTTTTCTCATGCGTTTTTGTTTAACTTTGATAATGCTACATTAGCTGCTGACGCTACCGAAAATGCTATTACCTTTGATGTATATACATTTGTAGCAGGGGATAAAATCAACCTAGTTCGGTTAGTAACTACTAAAGCCTTTACTGGAGATGACGGTGCTGGTGGCTCTTTATCTGGATGTGTAGTAGCTGTAGGCTCTCAAAGTGCTGATCCAGATGGTTTTATAACAAATACTGACGTAAGAACAGTAGGTTTTGTTGATAACACTGGTGCTCTGATTGATGGAGAAGCTGATGTAATCGGAGGATTTAATATCCCAACCGCTGGTCATACTTTAAGAGTCACATTCAACCCTGCGGGAGTTAACAACGATGAACTCACAGCAGGTCAATTTGTTGTTTTAGCTAACATTGTTAATGCCGCTAATTATGCTGATTGTGTTCCTGCTCAATAGAGAGTAATACCATACCAAATCACAATAATCCCCGATCCTCTTGCAAAAGGAGGGGATCGGGGTTATTTATTTATACATATATAAACAAAATAAATTTATGGAAAAAGTAGAAAAAAACGAAATGGAAGATGAAATGGAAGATGAAATGGAAGCAGGGGATGACTCTTTTGTTATTGCCATTGAAAAAGCTATGATGGAACCGTCTGAAGAACCATCTGAAGAACCATCTGAAGAACCATCTGAAGAACCATCTGAAGAACCATCTGAAGAACCGATGAAAGGTAGTGATGATATGGCAATGTCATTGTTCATGGAGCTTTTTGGAGAAGAGTTCAATGCTGAAGATGAAGAACATCAAGAGCAAATGGAAATGCTAATGATGTTTATAAAAGAAAATCCAGACTCATCACCCGCACAACTAATCACAAAGTTCATGCGTGAGAACGTAGAAGACTCTTAATAAACATTATGGCTCAATCATTATCAGGAATCAATATCCGCACCAGCATTATAGCAACAATGGCTGGTCAAGGTACTAATGTGCAAAATGATATACGAATAGGTAGGACACTAAGTGTAAACCCTACTAGTTCTGAAGCAGATATTGTATATTCTGTAAAGTTCACATCAACGGCTGCTTCTGATCAAATAAGTTGGGATCTCGACCTACATAAATTTTCTGCTGCTGGTGGTGATTCTCCTTCGGCTTTAGATAGAACAGGGCATACTTTTACTGGTTTCGCCTCTAATGGTGGGACACCATCATCTCCAACAGACGCAGTGGGAGATATTATTCCAGCAGCATCTAAGATTGTAGCTATGCATTATGAGACAGATTCCACAAATACTGGGGATATAGTAATTGCATCAACAGATAATAAGTTTGGTGATATTACTTTAGGTAGTGGAAATAGTCTTACAAGGTCAGCCTTACTTATCCCAAGAGCAGATCCTACAGATGTTAACATAACTATAACATTCGCAGCTAGTGGCGATGACCTAACAGTTGTAGTTTTAGCAAAAGACTAATATGGCTAGAGTTACGTCGCCATCCAGAAGGCAACGGATTATTGAGTTTACTACTCCTAAAGTAGCAGACTTAGTAGTTATTGAAACTAAAGATGCTAGCAAAAGTGTAAAGTCGGCTGCTACCGCTGATGACACACCATACGGAACCCCACATCCCGATACTACAAATTTCCCTAGCCATAAGTTAGCTTTAATAAAAAGTGCTAACGACCAGAATGGGCAGTATCAATTATGGTACTATGTTGTAAATCGTGACAATCAAGATCAGTATAACTGGGAGTTCCAAGCTGCTGGAGCTTCAAGCACTCGATACGATTCTGTTACACGAACTTACGTAATCCTCCGCAGTTCTTATGACGAAAGTAGTCCTGCTTTGAATTCGGCTATGCCGACCACTACTAGTGACCCGTTTTCTGGTAGTGATGGTTATATACTCTTTGAGAAAAAACAGGTAAGATCGGGCAACGAAGTTTTAGATTCTTTGTATGTAGTAGAGCAAAGAGTTTTTGTAAAAAAAGTACCTATCCGTAATGTATATGTAGATAGAACTTTTTCATTTGATACAACTGCTAGTGGAGCTGATTCTAACCCCTCTTTAGGAGCGTTAGTAGATAAGGAAACTATATTCTTCCATTCTGAAAACATACAAGCTACGAAAACATTTAGTACTTCAGGAGATACTCTTGTTGACACTGGTACGACTACTGCGAATTCTTTTAAAGCGGGAAACCTAACATATGCTACAGGACACTCAGATCTTGGAGGCTCACCTTCGGGGAATTCTAATTTTTGGGGTACTGATAAGTTAGGTATAAAAAGGGAAGGAAAGCAAATATCAGATAACTGGTATGTTTTAAGTGAGAAACAAGTAGTCCCTTCAGTAGTCACATCAGGAGCTTCTGCGGGATTATCAGTTATCGCTAAGTACGAAACCCAAGAAAGATATGTTTGGCCTCCCGTACTTAATGGTGTATCTGGTTTAGGAGATGGAGACGATGCACAGAACGGAGGTATCGTTGGGTATACGTGGAAGTTAAAAGACGGGGGAGGAGAGTCTGTTGTTATTCCTGTTTATAAAAGAAACAGATACGATGGCCCTACTAAAACTCAGTATGAGATTACTTGGTCAAAAACAAAACAGACACTAACTTCAATAAACCCAATGCATCCTTTACCTGTTGTTTTTTCAACTCCTTTAGCAAAACTACAAGTACAGCCTACTCTACATAACGCTATTGATATAGGCATAACAACAGGCACAGGACATCCTAAATATAAGTTCGCAGCGTCTAGATTTTCATATCCAGCAACTAATTATGTTGACTGGCCTTCTGAAATAGTTGTTTCAGATACTCAAGAACCAAATAGAGGAGGTTATGTAAGAATTAAGAAAACGATATTTCCCCCAAATATTCAGCCTTTTACTGGTACTTATGCGTAAAGATGTCCGAAGAATTTTATAATAATGAAGTTTCAATAGACACTACAGGAGTAGGGAATGTTGAGTCATGGTCTGATGATTTTGATGCAGACAATTTTGGGGTTATAGATAATAATTATTACGGCACTGATGAACTCGTAACTAACCCAACAGATCTTTTTGAAGGTAAAAAACATCCTTTCCAATTAGAGGTTTTAGAGCAAGATGAACGAACACAGTTCGTATGTTATTATGGGGTTTTATATTTTAGCATAGCAGCTATTCAAGTTGAAGGTTTTGATGTCGGAGGAACTACACGGTTTGGTATAAAAGGTCAAAGTCCATTACCTAGTTTTGGAAACATAACACCAGCTAGTTTTATAGGAGAAAAAGGAGAAAATAGAAAGTTTTCTATATTATCTAATAAAGGAAAATATGGAACTGTATATCTTAAATTTTATCTTGATGCAGCCAACCACACAATTAGTGAATGCACATTAAGTTTTATACCGCAAGAAGATGAGATTCCAGAGGAAGAACCTTGTGGTAAATTAGAAAAAGTTAATAATAAACTTCTTAGAGAAGCTCCTAATAGGGGTAGATATCATATTAAAATAGGATCATTTAATGAAACAGCTAATGGAGAAACTTCAATTACTCAAAGCATAGAAGATCATCTTTACTATGCCACCACGATTATTGATGGGTCAGAAGCACCAAGCAGTTCTGATGGGGCTACATACTCCTTAACGACTACGGCCACTGATGATAACCCTGCAGGTACTTTTGAAGCTCCCCGTCAAAGCACTGGAAACAATAACTTACCTACAGCTACCAATAACCCTAACTTTATACCATCAGGGGAAAGTAATAAAAATGCACAACCTAATCAACCAAACCCTGAAGTCCCAATATTTGATGGAGAGCCTTCCATAATAGAAGAAATAGATGAACCTTCTTTTATACCACCAATAGACAATGAGTTTGGCGAAGAGCCTTCTATAATAGAAACACCAGAGCACACAGGAGGATTTTTTGGGGGTTTTGGAGCTGCGGGCAGTAGTGCTCCATCCAACGGTACGGGGTATATAGACACAGGCAGCATATCGTCAATTAGTAGCATTTTAGCTCTTCAAGAGAACTCTCCTCAAGGAAGTGGTGGTGGAATCTCTTCTACTTCAACATAGGTGGCTTACAACGGGTACAAACAGCTTACTGACTGGTTCGACAGGATTTATGTAATAAATAGACCTGATAGAGAACAAAGACTCAAAAGTTTCTTAAACGATATAGAAGAAAGTAATTTAGCAGACCCAGAGGATATTGTAGTTTACCCTGCTATTATGGGAAATAGAACCTCCTTCCCAAGTTATTTTCAGGCAGGAGCTGGCGCATGGGGGTGTTTGAGGTCTCACATAAGGATTATCGAAGACGTTATAATGGAGCAGAACATCTTAAATAAAACCATTGGATCAATTCTAATACTTGAAGATGACGCTGAATTTATACCTGAAGCATTACCTATGTTAAATGCTTTTATGCATAATGTACCTACTAATTGGGATCAAATATACTTAGGTGGACAGCATAGGAGAGAGCCAGAACATATAGGTATTCAGAGAGTTATGAGAGCTATGTCAGTAAATAGGACTCACGCCTACGCTTTAAAACGTAAAATATATAAAAAAGTGTATGTTCACCTCAACCACGCTCCTGATTATATGGGTAGACAGAATCATCATGTAGATCATCAATACGAAGTAGCCCATAGACGTAAAGACTGGAACGTATATTGCCCTGCGACATGGTTAGCAGCACAGAAAGAAGGACATAGTGATATTTGTGATCAAGATTTAGGGCATCGGATATGGGAATAGTCAATAGTTGAAATCCCTGTTATTTCTTTTATATTAAAACGTGCCAGCTACTACCGTAAGTTATCTATACACAACGCATAGTCAATATCTTGACGCTGCAAACTTATCACATACAGGTTTTAGAAAAGCCTTGAATGAGGTTATGCCTCGTTTATATAAAATGGGTTATTGGCGTGATTTATACGTGGAGCATACTCAAGAGGCTTCTAAAGGATACATAGCTTTACCTCAAGATACAGACTCGATTGTAGCTGGTATAATAGATAATAGTGCAGTCCCTACTCGTTCTTTATGGCATGATTATAGAATTTATGGGACAAACGATGAGGATGATACAATTCTATCTTCGTTCATTGATGATGGTTATCACACGACTTTTAGAGATTTAGATGGTACTACTCAGTACACTTTAAATATTACTGATATAGGCCCAAATAGTAATGGAGAGATTTTTAATGATGCTTCCGCAGAGATAAAAATTATTTGCCGAAGAGCAACAACTACAGCACCAGACACCGTTACAATAACTTTGTCTAATAGTTCAGTAGGGGTAACATCTAAAAATTCTACTGAGACTAATGTAGTTCATATTGAAAGAATAATTTATAAAGACATTCCATCAGGACATCTTACAAGGCTAAAGGCAATACAGACTAGTGACAATAGCAAAGAGGTTATTCTTGCTGATATCCCAAGCGGGCAAGGCGAAATACGGTATAGAAGATATAGAATCGGAGGAACAGATAGTGAATCTTCAGCTCATATTTTAACAAAAAGAAGGTGGGTTCCTTTAAACATTGATATTAACACCGATTCTTCAGAAGACCCTATATACGTACCAGAAGATGCTATTGTGAAACACGCTTTATTAGGTAAATTATCAGAAGATAATGGAGATATACAAAGAGCAGAGTACCACTGGAACGTGTGTGAGAAACTATTAGAGAAAGATTCTGACTCCTTTAGAGGAGCGGCTAAACCTGCATTACATGTGGCTCCTAATGGAATAGGCTCTGGTATGCGGGGTATGTACTAAACAATTTAACAATAAAACAAATAATTATGGGAACAAACAACATAGAAAAACAATCCTTCGGACAAGCTGGAGCAACCTGTTTAAGTGGAACTGAAAGTGTAGTTAAGGACATTTGTGCTATCCTTGCGTTAGAAGATTCTGTTCTTCATGACTCTAACACAGCATGGCCTGAACTAACTGATTCTTCTACAAAGAATTTAATAGGTAACACAAGCTCAATTACTATCCCTGCTGGAGTTACAATCTTTGGACAGTTTACTAAGGTAGGCTTAGATAGTGGTACAGTCCTTTGCTATCACGCAGCATAAATAGATGCTAGGTTTAAGTTCAAAGTTAACGTCTTTACAGACGATCTTGAAGAAACTTTTCCTTGAGAAGTTTAAGTTGACCATTAGTACAACTGAACGACTCACGAACAATTTCTTTTCAGACGCTTCGGGGTGGAGTATACCCCCTTTTAATTCATCAACGACAAGTATAACTGGTGGACAAATGGTGTTAAATAATGCACCTAACACTGGAGCCTTTTATTTTGATAACGCTACTGAGGCAGGAAAGTCTTATCAAGTAAAATTTACAATAAGCGAATATTCTTCGGGAGGCATAAGAATTAGATTTCCAGAAGATGCGGATAGAGTTTATAACGCTGATGGAAACTACACAGCTATAATCACAGCCAACACTCCGACCAATGCCACTAGACTAACATTTACTATTGTGGGTACAACTACTTTGAAGGTTGATAACGTCTTCGTAAAAGAAATCACCAGTCCTCCACTAGCAGCCTTTTCTCTTAGGAAACTCGGAAAAGTTTCTCCATACGCCTGTAGGATAAGACGCTCAAGTGATAACACTGAAGCTCAAGTTGAGTTCGCAGGTTCGGCTGTTTCTGAATTCTCAAGAGTTCGCAATACATCACAAAATATTATTGCGTATAGTGAAGATTTTTCACATTCCGAATGGGTTAAATCTAACGCTTCTGTCCTAAAAAGCCTCATAACTGATCCCTTTGGGGGAACTAACGCTTGGAGGTTCAAGGAAGCTAACTCGTCCTCAAATTCAAAACTTTTAGTTGAATCCGTAGCTGTTTCTGATGCAACCTCTTATACTTATTCTGTTCATGCTAAAAAGGGGGAACTAGATGTTCTTCAAATGTTTCTTGGAAACATTAATTATAGAGGAGGAGCTAATCATGCTAACTTTGACTTAACAAATGGAACAGTTACAGCTACAGGTGGGGGTATATCCGCAAATATCGAGGCAGTAGGCACAGATGGATGGTATAGATGTTCAATTACCGCCACTACCGATCAAGCAGGAAATACAGAAGCCTCTTTAGTTCTTCAGAGTAGCACTACAGCGTCCAGAAACTTAGCTTATTCGGGCAATGGGTCTAATGGGATTTATTTGTTCGGAGCAATGTTGGAGGAAACACCTAACTACTCCAATGAAGGTACTGAAATTGTAAATGATGATTTTTCAGCTAATACGACAGGTTGGACTACAAGTGTAGGGGTAGGTATTGATAGCAGTGCTTCTATTATAGATGGCGTTCTTAAAGTTAATGTTGTTAACAATGGGTACGTTAGAGCCACTAAATCTATAACTTACGATCAAAATAAATACTATATTTTGACGGCTACAGTGAATGGAACGGCAGGGAAGGCTATAAGATTTAGAGACGATTCTGGAGATTTAGGAGGCTTAACTGATGGATTTGACCCTCCTACTGGAGCAGGAGGTAAAGTCGATGGTAGGGTTACGATGACTGGAAGTTCTCAACAAGTCTCTTTCACTTGGATACCTACTGCTCAATCAGATGAGATAATCATAGAGCGTCATTCCTCTGGAACTTATGAATTCACTGTCGATGATTTATTAATTAAAGAATACGACCCTCTTTATCAAGATGATTTCACAACCGACACTTCATGGATAACAAGTGAAAGCGGTAGTAGTACAGTCACAATCCCTTCAAATGGTAAAGCTCTACTTACGATAGATAGTGGGGATTACGCTAGTATGTCCAAAAATCTTACTTATAGTCAGGGTTGTAGGTACAGAGTAACAGCAACTATAAACGGATCTTCGGGAAACACAGTTCGATTTCGTGATACTTTTAATACTGGAGGAGGGTTACAAGCCAACGCTACAGGAAAGCAAACAGAAGGAAAGGTGACTTTAAATGGTTCAGATCAAGATATCTCTCTTGATTTTACGTCTACATCAGCTTCGGATAGAATTATTTTTGAGCGAGATGGCTTTTCTGGAAATGGAACCTGTACAATAGATAATTTAATTGTACAAAAATTGGTTCCGTCAACAAGCGATTACATTAGTACTCCAGTACTGAGCAATGATGGTTTGACCTTCACTGAAACAACGCTTGGTGATTTTGTTGGCGGTGAGAATTTGATACCTTACTCTGAAGATTTTAATAATAATGCTTGGAACCCTCACTTGTTTGGTGGAGCAGCACAGATTGTTGAAAGCAACATAACTGACCCGTTTGGGGGAACAGGCAGTCATATATTTACATCCCACGCTGATGGAATTGGTTCTAAAATTCAAGACAACATAACAACAACAGCAGGTAAGCATTTTATTTCTGTCTTTCTAAAAAAAGGAACAACAGACAGTGTGCAACTGGGAATGATTGATCAAGGAACAACATCGATACGAGTAGAAGCAAACTTAACTAATGGCACTACTTCTACTGCGCTAGGCTCACCATCTGATGTTTCTATAGAAGCAGTAGGCACAGATGGATGGTATCGTGTTAGCTTTGCTTATACATTTCCAGCAGGAGGATCGGATACGTTTCAACTGTACTCAGGCTCTTCAAGCTCAACTGGCGATAACTTTTATGTGTTTGGTTATCAAGTAAACACCAACTCACTCAAGACCTACCAAAAGACCACAGGCACAGCAAGAGACGGAAACGCTTCAGTAGTCGTTTTATACAACCAAACGGGAGGGGAAGATATTATTCAGCCAACGTCTTCAAAACAGCCCTTACTTTACAAGGGAGGGGTACTCGTAAAAGCAAACTCCTCACCTGCAATTCAATTTGATGGAACAGATGATGTGATGAAGTTTTCGCCTGATGAGTTTGGTAATGGTTTAAACTTAAATAGTCTTTCGAGCTTTTTAGTGTTCAAGGCAGACTACATTGCAGGATTCGATTATGTGTTTAATTTAGGTACAGCTACCAACGATAAGGACTGGTTCCTGCCATTTATAAATAGTGGTGATTTTGTCGTGCGTTACGGAACCAATTCAAATAGCGGAACAACAGGCAACACAAATGTTAATTTATTTAGTGGAGTTGCAGGGCTTCAATCAGGAAAATTTAAAGCATTTCTTAATGGCACTCAAACAGACATTCGTGACGTAGAAAATAATTCATCAGACACAGGGATCGCATCTTTAGGTGGTCTCGATGGAACTACAAACCAATTTGAGGGGAAAATTTTAGAACTTATCGTTTTTGATACAGAGCAGCACACTACTCGCCAAGAAATTGAAGCCGACATAGCAAAGCACCACAACATAACACTGTCTTAAATATGACTGATCCATTTTACATTATCTTTGATAGTGAAGAAGAAGCCCTTCTTCGTAGTGAGAGAGCAGGAGTTGACCGTAAACTTAGCTATTCAATTAACGGTACTGGAACGAGGTATTGGTTTTCAGTCGAGGTTGAAAGTAAGGAAGACCCAAGAGCAGCATTAATTTTACCAACAATAACGGAGGATGAAGTAAATCAGGATACAGGAGAAATTGTAAATAGTAGGATTGTTCCTGTAGATTCTGATATTCTTGATAGTGATGACTTTATTCAAATGGTTGAGACACTCCCTAATGATTGGGTTTATCCTCCACAAGAACCAGAGGAAATAATTCAGCCTGATTAACCACCCCTTATTATGCTTATTAAAGATAGAAAAACGTCATAAAAGTGTTATATTTTTAAAATTATGAGTAACAGTGAGATAATAACTAAAGGAGTTACAGGTGTAACGGGTTCACTTATAGCTGTTACTATACCTTATGCAGAGGTGATCCAATGGGGCATTCAGGTTATTGGAGGTCTTTTAGGTATTGCTGTTGCTATAATTACGTTATATAATTTAATAAAAAAGAAAAAATGAATAAAGATTCAATTTTAGGAATAATCCGTCACATCCTCACCTTCGGTGGTGGGTTCATGACTCAAAGTGGTCTCGCCACTGATAATGAAGTTACCACAGGTGTATCCGCTGCTGTCACACTTATAGGTGTCGTTTGGTCAATTTTGTCTAAAAAGAAGTAAAATGTATCACGGAAATTCGGCTAAAAAGAAAAAAAATTCTCCAAAAAAGAAGAATAAAAATTCTAAAAAAGCTATTTTAAAAGCAGCATATAGGAAAAAGAAAAATAAGTGACTTTCTTCAAATTAATTATAGCGGCACTTAGTTCATATGCTGCATACACTAAGTTGAAGTATAGGAGGCATATTTATGACATTGAAGATGAAATTGATCGTCTTGCTGGCGATGGTAGCCCTTCTGCCAAGCTGCGTCTTGAACGACTTAGCAGGAGACTCAGCCTTGAACGAAAGCGCAATATATGATCCCCCTACAATAACCCTTTTAAAAGGGTATGACTATCCTTTTAAAGAAGGAAACCTCATGGGTCGTGGTCAGAAGTTCCATAGTGATTATTCTTATAGGAGAGCTATAATTATTGGGGGAAATAAATAATGCCTGATAAAAAATCCGATAAGAAAAAAATACTAAAAAAATCCTTTAGGGATTTGAAAAAAAGCGCAGCGAACAAAACAAAAGAAGATAAAAAAAGAATCCCTGAAAAAAGAAAAGATGGTACTAAGAGACCAAAATCAGAGCATTCTGATTTATACACAGATGAAGACCCAAAAGGCACAATAAAAGGTCTTGGTTTTAAAGATGTTGGGACTGCTAAGAATAGTGTTGCGATTATTGAGAAAGCCAAAAGACCACATAAACACAAAGTGCAAGCTACTATGGCTATGGAGCAAAGATCTAGATTCGCAGCTAAAAACGCTAAAGACCCTGCGAAAAAGAAAAACCTATCTTCTGCAAATAAAATATATAAAGGTTATCTAGAAAAATTAAAAAAAAGAACGCAAGACAAAAACAAGAAGTGAGTGTAAAGAGTTTTATGAAGAAACTGATTAAGGCTGAATATTCTTGATATTGTGCTATATTTATAGCCTATGATAGCAATATGCGTAGGCCATAGCAGACCAAACGACTCAGGAGCAGCCTCAGTAACTGGAGTCACTGAGTGGGACTACAATTCCAAATTAGCTGATATGATCAGCCAAAGATTGAAGACGAAGCATAAAGTTTATTCAACATACAAAGGGAACAGTTATTGGAGTGCTATGAAATGGTTAGCTAAGACTCTACGTAATGATGGAGTGGAGGCAGCAATAGAGCTTCATTTCAATGCAGCTACTCCATCAGCAACAGGGCATGAGTGGTTATACTGGAACACTTCAGAGAAAGGGAGACTATTTGCTCGTGCTTTGAGAGACTCTTTCGAAGATTGCTTTCCTCAACTACGAAGCAGGGGCATTAGACCACGTAAAAAAGGAAGCAGAGGAGCAGGGTTTTTGAGGTTAACTCACTGTCCAGCGACTATCGCTGAACCTTTTTTTGGTAGTAATCAGGAGGATTGGGATCTCGCTTTAAAAAACATGGAGGGTATTGCTACGACTATAGCAGCAGGAATTGAGCTATATAAAGACCTTTCAGAAAGGTGGTAATGTGCAACTTCCAAAATCTATATCGATTGCAGGTCAGAGAATAAAACTTGAGTTAGTCCCATTCAATGGGGATAGCCCTGACTTCGGTATGTACTTGCACGATAAAAAGACTATCGAAATAAATAAAAATATAAAAGGTAAGACTCTTTTACATACAATCAGGCATGAAATGATGGAGGCGAGTTTACTTATAAGTGGAGTAGGGTGGCTTGAGAACTACGATCAAGAAGCCGTTGTTCGATGTATGGAGGAGATATTCTTTCCTGCTTGGGAATCTTTCACCAAAAAAATCAATCATGGCTAAGTTTATTGAGACGGATTCTTTTGCTTTATATAAACCATCTAGCGAAGACATATCTTTAGCCCATTCTAGAGCTACTGAAATGGGTGTTCTTCCTAACTCATTTACTAAAGGGATGGGTAGAATGACAGGGTGTTTAGGTGAGATAGCTGTTAACAGGTTTCTTAAAAAAAGCAAATACGTTGGGGATACTTCCTTTACTCACGACATCGAGCATAAGAAAAAGTTAATTGAGGTAAAGTCAAAAACATGTGCTTCAATCCCTAGACCTGAATATGTTGTCTCTGTTAATTGTGCTAAAGGAGAGATCCCTAATAATGATGTTTATTTTTTTACTCGTGTAAGAAAAGATTTAATGATTGTATGGATTTTAGGCTGGTTACCTACAACAAAGTATTTCAAAGTAGCTCAGTTTATGGACAGAGGACAGCAAGATGAACACGGATTCGTATACAAAGCTGCTGGATACCACACCACTATAGATAATCTTAATACCCCATTTGTATATAGATAAATTAGGTGTAGGGGCTATCTCCTTCTGCAATAGGTGTAGAGATATATAGAGGATAACCCTTACCACAAGACCCTGCTACATTATACCAAAAGTACTCTGATGCTTCGTCCGTAGACATTTCTTCAGACAGAATCTCAATACATTTATCTATTGAATACACGGCTCTCGGCTCTTCACTTTCAGTATCTACTCCTACAAAAGCAGCATCGAATCCGTCAGGCAATGCTATGCTACAATCAGGAGCTACTATCTCTATGTATTCTTCTATTTGCTCTCTAGTCATTTTATTTAGATTTAATTTTATCTATATCGTATTTATCTGTTATGTCAATCTCCCACACTTTACCTCCACCAAAACCTAAAGACTTCACGGGCCTTACATGTTTATTAGATTTGCACGACTCCTCAATTATTAACATACCTCTTCTCACGAACTCCAAATTGTGAGACATGCCAACACTTCTACCCCCATTGAATTCATGTAAGAGTACTTGAAATTCAGTTAAAGTTCCTCTCCATTTAGTATCTCCATCCCAATACTCTCTAGCTCTTTTCGAGAAGAATTCTACAAGTTCTGCAATACTACTTCTACTTGAGTTGTCGTACGCAGCCGACGCTATGGATTTATCTATATAGGACACAACCCCATATCGAGACCTACCTATAATATCTTTTGGCACGTCCCAATCGATTAGCCACTTAGCGTAGTAAGGAAGCTCTCTAGTTATAATATCCTCCAAATCTGCATTTGGCGGAAAGTTTTTTGTCGAGTCATCGCTAATACGCAAAGCCATTATTTTATCTCTGTTACTAGAGTCGAGAGCAGGAATAACACTCAAAGAGTTGGCATCCATATTAAGAGTCAAGACGATACGACCACTCCAAGGAATACTCATTTCATCACAATATTTAGCCATATAAGAGATATCTGGATTAGCTACAACCCGTTTAAATATCTCAGTAGCTTTTCTTTGATCTTGAAAACTTGCTGCACTTTTTGTGTCATCAACACACCAACACGGAACCCTTGCTAGTTCTTTATTAAATGATGTCTGCCCGCAAATGTATTCAGAAGCATCGGAGTATCCACCAACAAGAGCCCCTATAATCCTTCTCGCTATAAGCGTCTTACCTCTGCCAGTTGGCCCTACAAGAATCAAGCCCTGCCCTTGTTTAGGTACTCTATACAATACTGACTCATAGAATCTTTTCATATGAGCATGGAAGTACTCTATCGTAGGTCTTTTATCATTTACAAATAATTGATTTAACCATGCGTGAATAAAGGGCCAGTTTTTCGGGTCTCCGTTGTCAGCAGGTTCAACAGGATAAATGTTCTGAGAGTTAAGTATACGATGCGAGTTAACTTCGACTACTCTTTCTTTAGACCATATGATAGGAGCTATTTCGTGAATTCTATTTTCGTTAGATATTGTTAGTATAGCAGCGTCTACTTCTGATATGTGCTGTCCTTTCTTTGGTTTGTACAAGAATCCAGATTTCCTAAGTTCTAAAACTAGTTGGTCTTTTGGGATAGGTACGGCTGACCCATGAAGTAGTTTAAAGAAGTTTTTACCATTGAACCAATAGTTATCAAGCAAGTCTCCTAACTTAGTTGTTTCATAGTCTTCAACAAACTTCTTCCCAAGTATTTCTCGCCATGTTAGAAACCCCTTACCCGCTCTATCACTATAGCATATAACACCATCCTCAGTAAGTTGACATCCTTCTCTTTCAATACCGTCATCTATCCAAAACAATGGGCCTCTCTCACCTACAGCAAACTCACCCATCCATCTTTCAGGAAATCTTTTGAAGACCTCCTGACCAACTACCTCCATAGGAATTGAAGTTTCTGTAGTTTGAGGGGGCTTATCCATAGCTGCTTTTAGCAGCATTGTCTGCACTACGCTATCTTCTAAAGGATCTCCTATCTTCTTCCAATCCTCTCCTAATTCAAAGTATTGATTAGACTTCAGAGAAGACCTATCAAAACCCGCAAAGATTCTATCAAGTCTCAGATGTGTACACATCCTCTGCATAAAGGCAGCAAACATATCAGGAGATATAGGAATTTTTTTAAACTCCCAAACTAGTCTCATATATCCAGATTGAGTCTTACTAATCCATGTAGGAAGTAGTCCTTTGCATTGAGTTTGTATTATTCTCTCAACAATATCCCAATCAACAGGAGCGTCATAATCGGCAACGATACCTGATATAGCGTTTGGTGGATTGTCAGACTGTATTCTTAGTGACGGATTGTCTCCTTCAACAGTACTGTAAAAAACGTGGTCTGTTTTTTCATCAGCACACCACGCTCTAAATTTTGCTTTATCTGAGAATTTAGGTTTTTTCTTTTGTATAGATAGGGGATCTGTAAACTTATTGGCTTTTTTATCTTTTAAATTTTTTAAATAACGGTATTCCATATTACTTTTCATATCGGGTTATAACTTTTCCTTCCGCTTCAAGAGGTATATCATCAATCCATTTAGGTGGAGTGCTCATAATCTCTATGATTCTTTCCAGTGTTTGGTCTGCTTTATCTGCGTCTTCTTCCACTACAACCTCGTCATGTACGTGGAAAATTGTTTTTATACCTTCTTCTTCAATCCGTAAAAGCATATCTGAGAAGATATCTCTAGCGAGAGCTTGAGAAGCATTCTCTGCAAGCAGCCCTCCCCACAACCTAACAGGAATCTTTTTTGGCCCTTTAGCTACCATCGCTACATAGTTTCTTCTTTCGTTAAGAAGAGCTACTTTTATTTTACCATAGTTAATTGACCTACCCGAAGGCAGCGGAACTTTAAAATCTTTGAGACTAGAATAAGATACATGCAATCTTCTTTGAAGATCATTCCAAAGACCGACCACTTTATTCATTTTTGTTCTGTACATACCCACAGCTTTTTCAGCTTCAACTAAAGGGATACCTGCAATCAAAGAGAACTTGTTGGCACTAGCTCCGTACCCACAACCTAACACGATGGTTTTAACAAGGTGACGGAGTTTGGGGTTTTCATCTTTTAACACTCCTTTAGAACTATCCCATTCCCCAAATCTGATAGCAAATGCTTCATAAATGTCATCACACGCTTGTATTTCTTTTAGAGTATCTTCATCTCCCGCCAACCAACATAGTGTTCTAACTTCTATCTGTGATAGGTCAACAGCTATTAATTTCTTATTTGGTTTAGAAGAAATTAGTTTACGTAGGTCTACACCAAACATCTCTCCTCGTGGCAAGTTCTGTAGATTTAAGTTCCCACCGCCACCAGAGAACCTACCCGTTGAAGCTCCCCAATACATGATGTTTCCATAATATCTTTGGTCAGCCATTGTAGCATAACTAAAGCTCTCAATCTTTCTCTTTAACGAGTTGATTCTTCTATAGTCTCTAACAGCACCAATCCATTTATATTTTTGCCCATGCTTTTTAATCCACGCATTAGCATCCTTATCAGTCATCGCTAAACTGACTGGAGGTTCGAGACCCATTTTACGACATTCGTTATTGAATGCTTTTCTTGAAAGTGTAGGAGCTTCACCTATCCAAGGTATAGAGTTCTCTGCCTCAAATAGATTTTTATTTATATTCTCTGTTTGTTTTTTGAGCTCGCTTGTATCGATAGGTATGCCTCTTTGAGATATGGTTCTATTTAAACAACTGATGTTTCTCTCTGTTTCAGGCCACTGGCTCTCCAACTCTTGCCAAATTTTTAAGCACAACTCAGAATCTTTGAGGGCGTATTCAGAAACTTCTTTCTTAAAATCTTTTGTCATGTTTTCCCACTGCTTCCCCAACATGTTATCCCGTGTTTCTTTTGAAACATCTAAATCAAATAATTCTGCAGAAGCATTTTTCAAGGCTCTTGGTAGTCCACAATATGCAGCTAAGTCTGCAGTACATAACCACTCAGCGTATTTAACAGAAGGCCACCATTCTTTTTCTACACCAAATAAATATAATGTTTGGTCAAAAGGAGCGTTATGACTTACCGCCCTATTGCCTTCAATAAGAGACCAGTCAAATTCTCTGGGATCTCCAACAAAGGATGTACCCTCATCCCCTACTACTGACACCATATATGCATCAAATAAAGGGTGGCTGAAATAGCCTATAGTACCTAATGTTTTTATTGAACATTCTTTGTCGTAGTATGTCTCAAAGTCTATTGCAAAAGTATTCATAATTATTTTTGTAGATAAACTCACCCGTACTACACGCCCCCATAGCATGATCATCGCACGGGTGAGTCCCCTCTATGAACAGTAAGCAGACGTGCTTACTGAGATTCTTCGGTTTCGTCCTCAACTAAAAAATCTAGCAGGACTTGTTCAGGGTCATTACCTTTGCTTTTAAGCATTTTAACGTACCAGTTGAATCCAATAATCAGTTGCTGAAGCCTCTCTTTTTGATGTTGCAGCTCTTCAATCTTGATTCCAATATCTTCAATTAGTTTCTCAACTTGATCGTGCTCACTTTGAACAATATCTATAACTTCTTTATTTGTTTTCATATTATCCAAGTCTTGCTGCGAATGTTTGAGATTCTTCAGGAGTTCCTTCTGTAGTTGGTGTAATACTTGGTACAAACCAACTATTCATCCCTCTAGTAAGGAGTTCTGTTTTAAACTTCCAATATTTTGAGCAAAGAGGAGCTTCTGGATTGAATGCTTGAAATGTAGCTAGTCTTTCAAGTGTGTGCTTGTAAGCATCTTTAGCAACATTAATTTTACCCATAGCGTAGAACTCGTCTCCTATTGGATACGGGTAAGCATCATCATCTCCATCATCAGTTTTTGGAAACAAGAACATAATTTCAGCAAACTTAACAATAGGCCAATCAGAGTTGGCTGCTAACTCTTCTGCAGCATCTTGATTAAATACCTGACGAGGCATTTCAGCATGTCCATACGGAGTGTCTTCTCTCCAACCTTTAATAGCTTTAAGTGGAATACACTTACACTCTTGTTCGTGTTCGATAAGGGTATATAGTTTATCAACTACTAAACTCCCTGTCTCTCCCGCTATTTTTGAAGATGCTTGAACTACATTTAGTCTTGGTGCATTTAAATCATCAGCACTGTATTCTAGTTTAGGGGCATCTGTTATTACTTTTAGTGTTTCTTCTTGTGTTTTTGCTAGTGTTTTACTCATTTATATTTTTATGTTTTATATTTATATGTTTTAGGTTTTCATGACAGCGTGAAACGCTCATCAGAAGTGGCTATAATGTCGAGATCTTGAGCAGCGTCAAGAAATTCTTTCGACTTTTGTTTTTTCTCCCCGTCAGGCGCAGTGTCTCCTATAGCTTTTGCTAACTTTGTTAGTGGGACACTAGCTATATCTAAAACCTGCTCTGGTTCGAGGTCAAATTCTTCAGCTAATTTAGCTAATTTTATATTGTTTGTACATTTTTTTGGGGCTCCCATAGATTTAAGTCTTAGCGTGGGAAACTCCACACCTTCTTTTGCCATAGCCATAGCTTTAGCTTTTATTCTTGTAGCCCAATTTGTAACTATCTTCGAAACAACATATAAGTGTTCTACTGTTTTTGGATCGTCTGGATCAGATATATCTCCTCTAGGTAATGCATCGTCAGCAACACGAGAAGCAACTTCAACAGCTAGACCACCTAATGCAGGGCATACATCTTCATGAGCACAGAATCTACAGTTAACTGTAGGGTTCAATTCATACAGATCAGGAGCACCATCGTCCCATTGAGGTCTTATCTTTTCTCCTCTCTTAATTATTTTACTAAGTTTCTTTATAAGTTCTGGTAGCTCATCTCTTGTGAAAATACCTGTTAATGTTTGAGCTCTTACAGGGATAAAGAACACAAAGTCAATTTCATTAACCTCTTCATGTGCTTGAAAAGCACCCACTGTGTAAGCCATTGCTTGCCAGTTTTCTCTTGGTTCATCAATCTGACTGATACCAGTCTTGTAATCAATCATAACCGCCTTATCTCCTAACTTAACAAACTTATCACAAGTCCCCCAAGTCTCCGTCCCATCCAGTTTTATATCTACCTGAATCTCGTTATATTCTTTGTATGATGCTCCGTTAGCAAAACTATTTAGGTATGCCTCCTCGTCGGCTACTATAGCTTCATATATGTTAACCTCTTCTTCGTCGTGTAAAGCGGAAGGGTCTTTGATTTCGAGAGCTTCGTGTATTCTAGTCCCTTTTTCCGCTGCTGCATTTGTTCCTGATCTACCTACGAATCCTGAACAACCCGCTACGTATTTTAAACTTGAGGGACTAAATTCTGCGTGTCCTCTGTTTGAATGATCTGGTTTATCTTCCATGTAGTGTTTCTAGGTTTTCTAGTTTTCTGTTTACTGATTGAATGACATTTTCTTCTATAGTGTCTACAGCCACTAATATTTTCTGTAGAGCATCTGACTTCGCCCCGTTTCTGTGAATCCTCCCTAATGTTTGGGCGAACTCCTTTGCGGAGTAGGATGGACATATTAAACTAACTCTCGGTCTTTTACCATTAATATCGTGTAATGAAAGACCTGTACCTCCTGCACTAATATTTACAACTATTAGTTCTTCCACATCATCTTGAAAATCATCAATTATTTGCTGTCTTTCTTTTAGGCTCTGACCACCTTCAATAGACTTACAATTTAGCTGAGAACACAGAGCTTTGACAGAGTCTTTGAAGTTTACAAATATAACAACAGAGTTTCCTTCATCTCTAAGATCATTAGCCATGCTTGCAATATCAGGCACTTTCAGTGCTTCAGTAAGCTGACGGGCTCTCAAAATATTAACGAGGACATACTCACTATCTCCGACAGTACCTTCTTCAATATATCGTGTAACAATCTCAGGAGTAATTTCTAAGTCTCTATATATTTTTTGTATACCTTTTTTATCTGAGAATTCGACATTCTCAACAAACACTCTGTTGTTTCTAAAACTGTCAGGAAAATCTTCCACAGTCAGTTTGTGTCCAGTTACTCCGTAGATGTTTTCTCTTAGTGTATTTAGTTTTTTTCTACTAATTAATCTCCACTGTTTCCATTGATCAGGGGAGCATCCATTTTCTTGCATCCACCTGTACCAGTTGTGTAAACCATTTTCAGTCTTGTTGAGGTTATGCAAACCTAACATAAAACCTAACGCTCTCATCTCTGTAGGGTCTTCTGCAGCAGTCGCTGACATGCCATGTACACGATAACCTTGTTGAACTAAACTGATAACCAGTTGAGCATTTTGCGTGAAAGCTCCTTTGCATTTATGGATCTCATCTACCAGAACTAAACACCCATCAGGCAGTTGCCATTGCAT